CCTTCCTGTCTGGGATCGTTTTGCAAACGCAGCGCGTACAGTTCAGCCAGCATGGCGCGGCGAATGATGTGCTGGCGCGTGACCAAGGCACGGTCTATGAGATCAATCGCTTGCGTCATTGTGATGCCCCTTTCTTGCCGCTCGATTTATTCGGTGTGGTGGCGTCATCAGGCGGTGTGGTTACAGGCACATCGGGCGCAGCGTCGATTGCCGTCAAAAACCCCAACCCCACCAGCGTTTGCGTGTATTCGTGGGTTTGCGGCAACTGCACCGTTTTGCCCGGATGCAAGCGCACATCAATGTCCTTGCCGTTGTGCTGAATCGTTGCGCCCGAAACCGGCCCGCGATAGCGATAGGTCTGCATACTCATGATTGATCCTCTTTAAAATCGACCGCCACCAAGGGCAAGCCCACCGCGTCTGGCACAACCTGCACCTGCACCGTTCTCGTGGCCCACTCCTGGCCGTACTGCCAGATCCCGGTTTCTTCCCCCAAAAACAACTCGGACACCGGACGCATGGGCATATCGCAGTGCGCAGGCGTAAAGCCGGTCAAGGTCTCGCGCAAACGATCCAGCCAGGCGATCACGCCATCTGCGCCATCGAGCTGACAAAACACCAGGGTCAGCGGCAAACTCAAATCGCGCGTCACCCACGTGGCATCCAGCCCGCGCTCGGTACTGAACTGGCTGCGCGAATACCCCAGCAGCACCGCACCGACCGGGTGGTTTAAGCGGTAATGATCCGCATCCTGCGGGTAGTAGCGAATCTCCAGCTGCTCGCCGTGCACCGCCTGCAAGCGTTCGAGCACGCTTTGCAGGATGGTCTCTGTCATGGTCAGCTCCGTCATCACATCCGCCACTTCGAGAGCGTGTCTTCACCAAACTGGCGCGGCGGCACTTTGATGCGGATCGCGCCTGCCTCGGGTACTACCTTGCCAGTCTGTACATTGCCAAACGACACCCGCCCGGACTGGATGTGTTCCAGCGTTTTGAGCGCCGCATCGCGCCGGTCAATGACCGTCTCGGGTACCTTGGTCTCCATGCGCCGCGCATACAGGCGATAGCAGGCCAGATTCAGCGTCAATTCCTTGATGATCGTGGGTACAGGTTCGAGCGGCAGTTCGTGGCGCGCCCGCAGGTAGCCATCGACCAGTTGCTGCGAGGCGTCAATCGCTTCCTGAACCACGACCTCATCGGGCGTCACCGCCTTAGGGTCGTCGTTGCTTAGCTGCGCGAGTTTGCGCTGCGATAGCGCACGTTCGACATCGGCAACAGACAGGTATGGGGTGCTCATGGCGTCGGTTCCGCGCGCACCATCAGGCCACGCTCAGTTCCACCAGCGCTTCCGGGTACAGGCACAGCGCCAGCGGATTGGCCTGCGCTTCCAGATCCCAGCCTTTGCCCATCTTGCGTTCTTCGGCCTTGGCGTAAAACGGCAAGCCCCGGGTGTTGACCGTTTCGTTGTAATTGGCGGGCGCGTTATACAGCGCGTAGATGCCGGTGCCGACCGGAAAGACTTGCGCCACGTCCTCGGGAATAAAGGTCTGGCCCGAGACCTGCGCGTTGTATTCGATAAACTCCACACCACCGAACACAAAACCCTGACGGTTATCCCCGCCCAGGCGATCTTGCGCGCCCTGATAATTGGCGAATGCCTCTTTGACCTTGGCGTGACCGGTAAATTTGTCGAACCACACCGGCCCGCAAAACGCCTTGAAACCACTGACCAAGGTTCCGCCCAGCTTGGCCTCGGCGTGGCGTTTGGCTTGCAACACAGAACTGAGCACATTGGTGTCGGCGTTGCTCAAAGCCACCGAGATTTCCTTTTTGGTCACCCCAAATGCGTCGTACAGGTCTACCAGGACACTGCCGTCAGCATCCAGTACCTTGCCGCGCAAGGCACCGATGCGTTGCCACTCGCGTGTCGCTTCCAGGCTGTTTTGCAAGCCCTGCAATTTGTCGTTGATGACCTGTGCCTGCACATCCACCGACGTGCCGCTCTCGCCAAACTGCGACACGTTCTGGATTTCCGAAGGCAGCACCTGGGCAGAAACCGGCAAGTGCGCGGTCTCAAACGTGCGCCGCACGCGCTTAGAATTGGCCACCGGCTGCGGATCATCATTGCGCGACAGGTTCGGCACCAAAAAACAACCTGCCCTGATTGACCTCGATCACCACGCTCGTGGTCGTAATCGGGGTCTCGCTAAAAATGCCCAGACTCCCCGCCTTGGTCGGCATGGCAGGCAGCTTATTGATGGCAGCGGTTAACGCCGTAACGGTAAACAGGTCTTGCAGATTCATGATGTCGGTTCCTTGATCGTTCAAAACAGGCTTAAAGCGTCTCGCGCGCCACAATGCCGCGATCGGCCAGACGCTTGATGCCGGTGGCGATTTGCTCATCCGTGAAGCCTTCTGGCCAGGCGAGCGCGGCCTGCGCCACCGCCGCCCCACGCGCAATGACCACCCCGGGCCTGTCCGCCGCCGTGGCATTCACACGCTCTGCCGCCACCGCCGCAGGGGCGGTGCTTTTGCTCGGGTCGTAGCGCACGACCTTGCCGCCCACCAAAGACAGCACCGTGCCGACTTCGTACACATCCGCATGCTGGGCAAACGTGGCGCGATCCTTGGTCCAGCCACGCGCTACCTCCACCAGCAGCACGTCGCCCAGGTGTTTCGGTTCGTGATAAATCGCCATCTCGGCTCCTTAAAATTTGGGGTTAGGGTTATGCGCCGGATTTGCCCGCGCGCCGCTCGGCATCTGCCAAAAGCGGGTTCACATCGGGCTTGCGCACCGCCGCCCGATTCTTGGCAGCAACCTCGGCAAACGACGCCGCAGGCGGCAGGTTCGCCACAAAGGCTTTAAAGGCAGGCAGCAAGGGACGTGCACGCTCACCCTCGCCAAACTCGATCACGCCGGTTTTGCTGCGGCGCGGCTTTTTGCCTGCGGCCACTTCCATAAACGCCACCACCGCCGCACGGTGACGCGGCAATACGCGCCCCTCTTGCACCATGCGCTCGGCAAATTCGGCCGCTTCCGTGGCCGTCGCCTGCCCCTCTTCGGCTTCGAGCTTTTCTTCGAGCTTGTCCTTTTCTTCGACCAGCTGCGCGATGGTCTCGGCCTGCTCGGTAATCTGCTGGGCAAGCTCGGCCACCACGTCTTCTGCGGGGGCATCCGGTTTGATGTCCCCGGCATCTTCAGTCGCGTCCGCTACCTCGGGCGTGTCTTCGGCCTGTTCTGTCAGCCTCTTGAGTTTGTCCTCGGGCAGCACGTCGTCGGCAACCTCCTGCCCCTTGTTCTTGATCAGCCACGCCCGCAGTTGCGCAAACAAGCCCGTGCCGGAAACGTTGCCCTCGGCGTCAATGCTTTCTTCAAAGCTCAGAACGCCAGTTTCTCCTTCAGCAAACGCAACCTGCTCCAAACCTTTAACGGCAGGCACCTGCGCACCCAGAAAACCCACATGGCGCAGGTACAAGGAACCCGGCACCGGATTCTGCGGCGAATCGGGCATGTAAAAAGATGCGCTGATTTTTTTAAAACGCCCAGCATTCGACATTTCCGCAAACGCCGGATCGACCTGACGCGGCACCGCGCGCAGCCCCGTCTTGTCCGCAATCAAGGCACCTACCCAGCCATGCGCCGGGCCATTGGTCTCGGGGTGACCAATCACAATCGGCGCTTCGTGAATGTCCGGGTCGTAGACGCGGGCGCAGGCAATTAAATCGGCTTCGCTAAAATTGATCCTGCCGCCTTGCATCGGCGTATGCTTGCCGGGCTTGAATATGTGCAGCGTCTTGACTTTGCCGCTGGCTGTGGATTTCTGACTCATCGGGTCTGGCCTCTGGCTGTGAATCGGGCTATGCGTGTTGCAATGCCGCTACTGTGCCAGCGCCAAATCCGGAAAACTTTTAATCTGGTTTAAAGATTGCAGGGGCGCATGCAAACCCGCCCAAAAACAAATCCCCAGCAGGCAATCCAGGCCGGGGATGAACGGAAAATCGCAACAGGAACGGATCAGGCAAGCCAGACTGCCCCGCAAAGGCGTTTATAAACGTTTACAAGGCGGTTCAAACGCCTGACAGGCACCCAAGGCAGGGTAGCGCCCAAAAGCGCGAATACGGGGCTGTTTTGACGACAGTTCTACGTTTCGCCCGCAACCGCCTTTTGCAGATAGTCTTCGCCCAGCTTCACTATCGCCTCTTGCGCCTGCGTTTGTAGCTGACCACCCACCATCGGCAGGTACGGCCGCGCCGGGATATTCGCCTTCAGACCACGCCCGGCACGCCCGCCAAACTGGTGGATCGCCGCATGGCGCACTTCCGATCCCACACCCACCATCGCGCTGGTTTCGTCCGATTCGATGACGATCGATCGCGCCAGAGCACCCGAGACCTGCAAGATCTGCCCCGGCCACTTGCGACGTTTCTCGCGCGCCTTGATCGTGCCTACCGCCAACTGCGCCCACGCCGGTCGGCCTTGTGCCTCGAAATTCGCTTCCGTTTGCGCCAGCAGCTCCTGTGCAATCGAGCGCATCAAGGGCGCAAGATTGCCCGTGGCTTTCTCCACGCGGTCGAGCATAGCCTCTACCGAATGACTTTCCAGCTTCACGGTAATCAGGGGTTTATCGGCCATGGTTTACGCTCCACTGCGTTTGACTTCGCTTGCCCGCCTGCGCCAGAATACGCGCCAGGGCGGTTGTTTCCAATGGGTAAAGGTTAGAGGTCTAGCAGATCGTCTCGCACGTGAAGCCAGTCTATTATCCGGTTCGAGTCCGGCGCCGCCCGCTCCCCACACTTCCCTGTCAAAATATCCTACGGGCGGTTGTTTCCAATAGGAACGGTTAGGGGGCAGACTAGCAGGTCTGTTCGCTATTATCCGGTTCGAATCCGGCACCGCCCACTTCCCACCTTTCCCGCAGGCTACCGTATCTTCTGATACAGGCCGCTTTTTAAACCGCCTTCAATATCGACCATGCTCACCTTGAACACGGTCGCCGTATCATCGCCCACAAGCAAAGTGCCGTTTTTCTGAATATGCGACTGCACCGCCAGCTTGCTGGCGCGTCCGTCATCGCTATCCATCACATACAAAAAATTGCGCTCCCGGGTATCCCACAGCACCATCTGCGGATTGGCCAGGCGTCTGGGTAACGCTTTCCATTCGGCGGCGCTGAGCACATCGCCATCTTTCGTGTGCCGAATGGCCTTGACTCCGCCCACGAGCTTGTCTTTGACATGAATCACGCCGCTCTTGAGTTCGACGCCCTGCTTTTTTACCCAGTCCAGCTCTGGCTTGCCCATGACGCCTATGCTCATGCTCTGCTTGGACACCAGAAAACCCGGCGTCAAGGCACGATCGACAAACGCCTCCCAAGCCTTCATACGCACGCCCGAGAGCAATACATCGCGCACGGCCTGAATCGCCGCATCCTGCCCCTTGATTTCGCCCAGCGCCCGCTGCGCCTTGGCGTAAAGCACCTCATCCATGAGATGGCTGGCCGCCGGTCCCCCGTCAAACCCCACGTCTGGCCGAAACGCTGCCCGCTGGCCGTTTCTGGCTGCCAGCTGCACGGTGGTCACATCGCGCATGACGGTCTGCCCCGTTGCGGGGTCACGGTGGCTGGCAACCTGCACCGTCCCCAGCTTGCCAGCGCTGGATTCCACCACCGCGCCGCGCCGTTTGACCTCCGCCTCGGTCAGGGTCACAAAGCGGCAGCGGCAGTTATAGCCATTGGGCGGGCAAATGTGTTGCCACACCGGATCGTCCAGGCGGAAGATGCGCCCGTGCATGGCCGCGTGGCTGGAGCGCGTCGAGGCATCCTGCACCGCGATATACATGGCGTAAGGGTGAGAGTCCTGCGATTGGACGGCATCCGCGTATCTACCTGCCATATACGCCGATTGCATATTGGTTTGATAAATCGTCTTCAACCGTCGCGGGCTTCCCAGCTCCACCCTGGTCACTTCCCCTGTAGACGCATCGAGCACTTCCTTTTTGCCCCACCAGCCCTTGGCACGCAGAATCGGTTCCAGCTCTTTCTGGTATTCGCGCAGCGATCGGCCCTTCAGGCCATTCTTCAAATCCTGCAAGATGTCCAGTTCCGTGGCCTTGGCTACCGTAAACGCACGCGCGTGCGCCGCAGCATCTACCTCGTGCCAGTCCCAAGTGAACGTAAACCCCTTGCGTTTCAGATATTCGACGGCACGCTTGGGTTCCATCCCCATCATGGCCTGAAGATCGGCTCGCGTCGGTTTCGGGTTCGCCATCACGCCACCCTTTCGGCCTGGTTCGACAACCTGCCCCACATGTCCGCCGCAAAAAACAGCCGCTGCATGGTCTCGATCAAATCATCCTCGGGCATCTCGGGGTAGGCTTCGGCCAATAACCCTAAAACTTCGGATTCGGACTTGGCCGATTGCACCGCCCGTATCACAGGCTGCAAGAGCTTTTCCGTTTGCGCCTGCAAGGCTTGGGGCGACAAGGCATCTATCGCCTCATCCAGCGCTGCCTGATCCGGTGCTGCTTCGCTACTGCCTTCGGCAAACGACGGAAATCCCCCCATCCCACTTGCCGGTTCTGGCCGCTCGCCCAAATCCCCCTTCTCAAAGCCAAATTCGCGCATCAGGTATTCATCGGTAAACACCGGCCCGTTGGGCATACCCGCCAATATGGCGTCACGCTCGGCCCTGGCCTTTTCCAGATCCTGCGGCTCGAACATGGAAAAGCGCGGGGAATCGGCATCAAAGTTTCTCGCCACCACCCACGCGATCGCTTCGTTGATGACAGACTCCACCAGCCGCTTGTCCGCATCGCGGATGTCCTGCGCAACCAATAAGCCCGCCTGCGCGCTGGCGTTGGTCGTATCGGCCTCGGTCGTCTGATCCTGCCCCAGGAGCGCAATCGAAACTTCCGAGCGGCACCAACGTAGCAGCCTGTCGAACACATCAGCAGACGCGCCCTTGCCACCGGCTTCCAGTATCTCTACGCTGGAATCGTCCGGGATGACCGCTACCGCCGTGGAGTGCATGGCTTCCAAACTCATCGCCAGCTGATCGGCCTCGGATTGCGGCGTGGCGCGGGGATGTTTGCCGATCAGAAAGGGGCTGCCGTACTTCTCGGTAAATTTGAGCCAGAACTCCCAGCCCCCGCGCTTAAATACCGTCGGCCAATAACAGCGGCTTAAATCCGGCACCCCATAGGGGTTGTCGTAACTGGCGTCCTGGCGGGCAAGCAACACCTTTTCCGGCGGCACCAGCAAACCCTGCGGCCCGGCATCCTTGTCAAAAAACCGTAGCCTGTTCTCATCATCAAACCCGAACCACTCGGCAGGCTTGCCCTCTATGTCCAGAATGACGTGCAGGCCACCCACCACCGCCCAGCGCACTTCCAGCGGCTGATAGCCGTAAAGTGTGGCATCCAGAACTTCCGAGATAATGCGGTCGAGCTTCCAGCCAGAAAGCATCTGCTCGACAAACTCCACCACGCGCGTATCGGCATCCTCGCGGTCAATACCGTATTGCAGCGCCTGCACCGCCGCCTTTCTGCGGCGCACGCATCCGCCCACGTGCGCATCGGCCCGCAAATCCCGGTAGACCTGAATGCTTTTGCCCATCTTGCGCAGCACCGGATCGGGATTGGGCAGGTTCTGCGCCATGCCCGCGCTTGCGCCCGCGATCCGCGCGCGCGTGGCAATCACTGCGCTGGCCTTTGCAGGTTGTTGCGCAAAATCTACCCAGCGCGTAGGCGTCACCCACAAGCCATGTTTCGCTGCACTCATTTCCAATACCCCGTCAATAACTGGCCGCTGCGCCGCGCCCCTCTGGTCGCCACCCGCACCGGCCCCTTGTTCAGTTCCCGACTGGCGTAATACGCCAGCACCAGAGCGATGGCCGCATCGCCATGGCGTTTGCCACCATCGGCTCCCTTGCCACGACCATCGGGCAATCTCGGCACGCCCTTGATCACCTGCACGCTGCGTAAATCGGCCAGCACGTCGGCATCGCGCGCGATGTCAGTCACTGTGCCATCCTCCAGCGCGGCTTTAAACGGCGGCATGTGTTCCCGATACCAGGCCTCTGACAACATCACCTGCTGCACGCGGGTGGCTCCATAGCGCTGCATGGCCACCTCGGCCAGAAACTGGCCATTACCTCGCGCATCAAACGCTGCCCCAAGCAGGCGCGGCAAGCGATCCAGCAGATAAAACGCAATCTGCTCCTGCTGGCGAAAGGGAACATTGCGCAGCTCCACCATGAAGGGGATACGGCGCGTTAAATCCTGCTCCTGCACCATCGGCACGTGTACGCTCAAATCCCCACTGCGCCCAAAATCCGTCCCCATAAACGACATGGCGGTTGAGGGCAGTTTCTGGATGATGGGAGATACGGTGGCATCAAGCCAATCGCGGCATTCGGCAGCGCGGATGTGATCGGGCAGCAGTTCAAAGCCGTCGTTGCACGCCCAGCGCAGCACCGGAGAATCTCCTGCCATGCGCGATTCAATCAAGGCGCGCGATAACCACGCGCCGCCCGAATTGGCCGGTACGCAATCGAGTTCCTCGGCAGCCCCCTCCCCATAAAAGGCGTAGACGTCTGCCGCCCAAGCGTCTTGCGCCGCTTGCGACCAGGCATTGCCCTGGCGCAGGCACACGCGCTGATACAAACCATCGGCCAGTGCCTCGGCAAAGGTCACACGGTGTACAGACCCGCGCCGTCGCTCTGCCCGTATGTCCGTGACCAGTTCATTAAACGGGTTATCCACCCCGTTATGCGTGGAAATCACG